CGTACTACTTACGTAATCAGCGCAAAAATATCTATGTAGCTTTGGAAGAGGTCGAGGATGCCGACTTCTTCTGGAGCCGAGATGAAATCAATGAATTTTATTTTTGGTGGAAGAAAGACAAACCTTTGACAGAAATTGCTTATGAAATGGAACGAACGGAAACAGCGGTTTTACTGTTATCACTAGATCGGTTGATGAAAGGGAAAATCCAACCCAGAGATGGGTGGAAAATCTGGTAGTGGGGGTTTGTAAATGAATAGTTTGTTTAGCGGGTTTACGCATGATAGGGATACGATGATTATATTTCTATCATGGGCCGAAAAACATCCATATCTATTTACCCTAATTGAGATAACCAGTCCTACTCTATATATAATATTAGCCGTTGCCGGGTTTAATGTGATTAATGGAATGATGAGGCCTAAAAGACGATGAGGCGCACACTTATTGTCCAGGATGATAGGTTTGCTTTATATGACCCCGTTGCTAAAATGTGGAGGATTTATCCCATACGATAAAGTGAACAATTGACCCATAAATTGCGTACTAAGGGTGATTGAATGAAAAAAGAAGAAAAAGAATGGTGGAATGGTTTTATAACAGCTTTACCAATCGGAATTGTTATTGGTTTAATAATCGGATTTTTTAAATTTTAAGTCGCTATACGAATAAATTGTGAAGTGATGAAAGGGTGAGGAAAGATGTTTAATTATGAACAGATTTTCTACAATGAAGTCATTTACTACCTAGAACAAAAATGGAATCGCAAACTAACGGATCACGAAAAACATATAGCAATTGAATGTTATCGTTTTGGACGTAAAATCGAAATGGAAAACGAAATCAGAATCTTAGAGGTGAAATAGATGTCCGAGTTTTTTGATACGCTGCCAGTGATTGAGGATGAAATCAATCGTCCGAACCATTACCACAAAAACGAAATTGATGTAAATGGATACCTGGAAAAGCATTTCCCAAAGGAAGCCAATGTAACGGTAGCAGAAGGCTTTTATATCGGGAACATCATCAAATATGTAAGTCGTCATAAGGAAAAAGGTGGAATGAAGGATTTAGAAAAGGCTCAATTCAATCTAAATAAATTGATGGAATGGAGACAGAAGCATGAAGAAGCCTAAATATATAGAAGATCACGACAGTCAACAGTACAAAAAGCGGTTAAGGGAACATATGCAGCTGATTAATCCCAAGCCGGACCAGGAAGAAAGAGAACGGAGAATTCAAGAACATTTAAAACGGAGGGAAAAATAAATGGCTGATTACCTCAATGAATACCAACAAATGATGGTCGATTTAAAAATTGAACTATACACCAGGCCGGATCTACACGACAAGGTAAAAGGATATATTGAGGAATTAGAACAGCAGAAGAAAAACTCGCAAGAACAATATATAGAAACGTTTAGTAGGCTGGAAAAAGCAGATTACGATTTTAATAATTTAATAAAAATACATGAAAATTTAGGGGATACCTTGAAGCTTCTTACAGTAGAAAACAAAGCTTTAAAAGAGGTTGTTCGGGCACATGGACAGTTAGCAGCGGTGATGTTAAGTGAATGAATTCTTTCCCGTGCCGAAACCGTCGCATAGTCGCCGTGTGAAGAAGCGTGGAGATCGCAGTAAGTTTTCGAAGATGGTCAGGGATGCCGTAAAAGAAAAATACAACAATCAATGTGCTGAATGTGGGGGCAAAGGATTACATCTTCATCACGTGACCTTCCGAAGTCAAGGGGGCCGTGGAGTTATATCAAACGCTTTACTCCTTTGCAATCAATGCCATAAATACATTCATTTAAATGAAGAACGAGCGCTTTACTGGAGAGAAGTCTTTAAAAAGGAATATGGCCCGTTATACTTTATGGACAAAGAGGATTTGGAATATAAATACCTCACCCAAGAACTACGAGAAGAAGATAAAACGGTGAGGGAGTGGAAAAAGCACAATGCGGCGTTTGACCTGTCACAAAAAAACTAATTATGACGGTGATAAGCTCCTGGTATTAACGATTTGGGAAGAAGGAGCAGGCAAAGAAACCGTGAAGAAAGAAAATCAGTACTGCAAAACACAGGAATTGCTAATCAATCGGGGTGACTTTTACGAATTCGTAGAGAAAAAAGCGTAAAAAGATTCATCATAAATATATGTCAATTTAGGATGTGAGACAAGAGAACATGCGTTTCTTAGACTTATTCGCAGGGATCGGAGGATTCCGTTTAGGTATGCAGCAAGCTGGGCATGAGTGTGTCGGTTATGTGGAATGGGATAAATACGCACGAAAAAGTTATGAAGCTATACACGATACAGAGGGGGAATGGACAGCCCATGATATTAGAGCAGTTACAGACAACGATTTGGGACTTCTTAGAGGAAAAGGAATTGACATCATATGTGGAGGATTCCCTTGCCAAGCCTTCTCGGTGGCTGGAAAACGTGGAGGATTCGATGACACTAGAGGAACATTGTTCTTCGAAATTGCAAGGTTCGCCCAACAAATCAAACCACGGTTTCTATTCCTTGAAAACGTTAAAGGGTTATTATCTCACGACCAAGGGAACACATTCGGAACTATCCTCCATACGTTGGATGAATTGGGGTATGACGCAGAATGGCAAGTGCTTAACTCTAAAAACTTCGGAGTCCCCCAAAACAGGGAAAGGGTGTTCATTGTCGGACATCTTAGAGGATCAGGTGGACGAAAAGTATTTCCTATCGGAAGAAATGACAAAAAAAATGGTATTAAAATAGTCGGTCATAGTGGAAGTGGTGGACAAAAAGGTTATATCCATGACGTCAAAGGAATTGTTGGTGCTTTAAGTGCTACTGACTATAAACAACCTAAACAATTAAAAATTTCAGCTGATTTAAATTATTACAATTACGACCACATGAACAGAGTGTATTCTGTTGATGGTATAAGCCCTACACTTGCAACTATGCAAGGAGGTAATAGGGAACCGAAAATATTAGAGGGATTACCAATTAAAGAAGCGACAAAGTGGGGATACAAAATGGCTTATCCAGGTGACTCGATTAATTATTCTTTGCCGAATAGCGAAACAAGAAGAGGTAGAGTCGGAGAAGGAATAGCTAATACATTAGATACTGGCTGTCAGCAAGGTGTCTTAACGGATGAATATCGCATTCGCAAACTAACACCAAGAGAATGTTGGAGATTACAAGGCTTTCCCGATTGGGCTTTTGATAAAGCAGCGGAAGTCAATTCAAATAGCCAACTATATAAACAAGCTGGAAACAGTGTGACTGTAAACGTGATTTATGAGATAGCAAAAAGACTAGGAGTGGATGAATAGATGAACGTGATCACATTAACAGGTAATGCAACCAAAGATTTTGAACTGAAATATACCCCCAACGGTAAACCAGTAGGAAGTGGCACCATTGCAGTCAGACGAAACTTTAAAAATCAGCAAGGCGAATATGAAACTGATTTTATTAACTTGGTGGTGCTAGGCAAACTTTCCGAAGTCATGGCTAACCATATCCGTAAAGGTGACAAATTCGGGGTGACAGGTAGATTGCAGATCCGTAAATGGGAAAAAGACAATGGGGAAAAGCAATATTTCACAGAAGTGGTCGTGAACGGCTTTGATTTCCCTAATAAGAGTCAAAACGCAGGAAGCAATACAAATACATCTATCACTAATCAAAATCGTTCACAGGACTACACGAGGGTAGATAATGACCCATTCACAGGGAACGGACAAATAGATATTAGTGATGATGATCTTCCATTCTGATGAATTTTGACGATGCGACCAAAAAACAATTACTCACCATCTGTTTATTCGAAGAATGCCCACTTGAAATGAAGTATGAGGCAGCAAGGGAACTCCAGTTAAAAAACTGGGGTCCCACCTTCCTACAAAAGTTATTGAAATATTGGGGAATGGGTTTAAGCGAAACCCAAATAGCGGACAAATTCGGCGTAGAAGATTGGGAAGTTAAAAAGCAATTACTAAAATATAACCTGTATGGCAGCAGGATAAAGAGGAGAAATGGAGCATGAACTTAGAAAAATTATTCAGTATGCAGAAAGTATTACGTGATCGAATCGGATACAACGAACCAGATAGATTCAATAAGCTAATTTTGGCATTATTAGTCGAATTAGGCGAATGTGCGAATGAATGGAGAGGGTTTAAGTTCTGGAGTGTAAATCAATTACCACATACATCTGCTGTTAGAGTGCCTTGCATGATGGAAGAGGATAAAGAGTATTACAATCCTTTGCTTGAGGAGTATGTGGACGGATTGCATTTTGTTTTAGAATTAGGTTTGGAAATAGGGAATGAATTATATTGGGATTTCGAAATAGTGATTGACGGCGTTATTCGTGAGAAAAAAATGGAAAAGACAGAGACTATTACGGATGCTTTTCATTTAGTTTTCTATAATACCTCACTATTAACCTACGATGATTATTATATACAGTTGTTTGCAGCATACTTGAATTTAGGAGAAATGCTCGGATTTACAGAAGAACAAATTGAACAAGCCTATTTCGAGAAAAACAAAATCAACCACCAAAGACAAGAGGTGGGTTACTAATGAATAGCGATGAATTACGTTCACTCTTAACCATGATCACTCAATACTCCTTTGAATATCTGCAGTCGTTGAATAAAGAGCAACTTCAAAGAATTTATGAGGAGAAAACCAAATGAGATATGTCGGCATTGACCCATCCACCAAAACAGGTTTAGCCATTATTGATAACCAAGGATACGTAATCAATACACAAGATGTATCGACTAAGGTAAAAGAAGATCCTCAACGATTCTCTGACATAGCTGAACAAATCATTGATGAATTAGAACCGAATGACCGTATCTGCATTGAAGGATTCTCTTATGGCTCGAAAGGAAAGGGAGTTAGCTTCCAATACGGGTTAGGCTGGATTATACGACACTTATTACTGGATAGAGGATATGAATACATCGAAGTGCCTCCAACATCGGTAAAGAAATTTGCAACTGGTAAAGGGAACACCAAAAAAGATGAAATGGTGCTGCCGATTTATAAGAAGTGGGGATTTGAACATAGCTCTGATAACGTCCGAGATGCCTTTGTATTGGCTCAAATGGCGAAAGGGGTATATGACTCAAGTAATCTAACAGAATATCAAAAAGAAGCCTTGAAGAAGGTGAGTAAGTGAGTAAACTCGATGAATACTTTGAAACACATAAAAAATACATCAAACAAATTAAAGTGCTGGATGATCGGATGGATAGTCT